GGCCACTTGTCGTCGTGTTCAATGTTTGGTGTTTTTAATCCGTCGAGGTGAATACACTTTCCCGTTTTTGTTTCCCACTCCTCGGCATCGACTGTAATAGAATTCCATCCGTCTTTGGGTGTCGAAAATACTCCGAACGGATCATATTGAGAATTAAAGTTCCCTAAAGCAACGCATTGGAAGTGGGGATTCGCATTAAGATTGGAGATAGCTTCAAACACCGAATTGGTTACGTCTGTAGCCTCGTCAATAATCAGGAACACTCTCTTGTTCTTCAACCCAATAAGTTTCGCCGTGGCTTCTTTTTCTTTGTCTGGGCTTGAAGGAACTAGGGTAATGGATGAACGATCTGATGCTTCGCCGGATTCGGATACGTCGAGAACAATCTTTCCCATGGAGTCTACCAACTTTCCGGGAAGCCCTGGAACCTGCATATACCTCTCGCGGATAGAACCCCATAATCGTTTACGAGCTTCTCGAACGCTGGTAGTTGTTACAAGCACGAGAGTTTCATGCGGGGCGCAAAGCCAATTTACTAACCCCCACATAGCCATTGTCGAAGTTTTTGCGGAAGACTTTGGCCCGGAAATGGCCAAATAATTTTCTTCGCAAGCTCGTTCAATCATCCACTCCGCCCAAGGATGCCAGTGAAAACCATTCTTGCTTTTTGTTTTATGGTAGGGCCAAAGAAGATTTACTATATTCTTAAAATGCTGGGCTTTGCCCAAGCCTCCGTCTTCGGGCTTCAATCCCATTTTGAAGGCCAACAACTCAATGTCGAGGTCTCCGGCTCCATCTGGCCAGGACTTTCCATATTTTTCTATAGGCAAGGGACTACTCTGCATAATTGCTTGACAGTTGTCAATTTGAGTTCACTCTTCCCAGCACGATGAACATACCCCTAAAAAATGAACAGTTGTACAAAAGGCAAAGTCGGAGAGCGTGAGTGGCGCGACGTCCTCAAGGCGAAGGGCTTCGAAGCGCGCCGTGGTCGGCAGTTTTCCGGGAGTCCGGAATCGCCCGACGTTGTCAGCAACCTCCCTTTTCACTTTGAAGTCAAACGGGTTGAGGCACTCAACATTAACAAAGCTATGGAACAGGCCAAACGAGACAGTGGCAAGAGTGTGCCAGTTGTGGCCCATAGAAAAAACAAGTGCGCGTGGCTTGTTACGATGGTTGCGGAAGATTGGCTTGAACTAGTTCGTGAAAAGCATTCAGACGCTTGTTCAACTGCACCCGTGGCAGGAGAAATCAAAAAGTATTATACTTCAGGCAATTCGGAACCACTCGATCGCGCTGGATTGCTCTGATACTGGTACCGGAAAAACTGTCACGGCTTGCGCTGTGGCAAAAGAGCTTGGTTTTGAATTTGCCATTATCGCTCCCAAAATTGTACTTCCAGCGTGGAAAAATTGGTGTAGCACTTTTGGGCTACAACCTAAATTCGTTTTAAACTATGAAAAACTTCGAACTGGGAATACCGAATTTATAAAAAAGCTCGGGAACAAACAATGGGATTGGAGGCATAAAGGCAAAACCTTCCTCTATATTTTCGACGAGGTTCATCGCTGTAAGAGTTACAAATCACAGAATGGGGCGATGCTAGAAGCCGCGGCTGGGTCGAATGTTCTCATGCTGTCTGCTACTGCCGCGGGGAGTCCTATGGATATGCGTTTTACTGGTCGACTTCTCGGTCTACACAATGGAGTTGATTATTTTAAATGGCTACATAAGAACGGTGTAGTCAAGGCTCCGTGGGGAGGAATGACGTTCCGCGGGGGTAAGCGTGTGCTGACTGACATCCACTCAAAGATATTCCCAGCTAAAGGGGTTCGGGTGCGCATCAGTGAGTTGGGGGATGCTTTCCCAAGTAACCAGGTTAACGCGGAGGTGTTGGATATTTCGCCCAAGATCGGTGAGCTTTACCAGAAGGTTGAGGAAGAGATTCTGGAGCTAAAAGATCGGTCTCGTACTGATGTAGACCCAGAGAACCCGTTGACTAAACGATTGCGGATGAGGCAAGAAATTGAATTACTACGGGTGCCAGTCATTACAGAGATGGCGGAAGAGTTTATCGAGGAAGATAAAAGCGTTGTTTGTTTCATAAACTTTAGACAGACGCTCGATGCTATTGGGGAGAGAATGAAAAAACATAAGCCAGTTTATATTTTTGGCGATCAAACTACCGAAGAAAGAGAGTCGGCAATTGCTTCTTTTCAGGCAAATAAATCCCACTTAATTATCTGTCAGATTGCGGCCGGTGGGGTGGGAGTAAGTCTTCACGATCTACATGGAAGGCCAAGAGTTTCGCTCATTAGTCCTACATATTCTGCTGTTGATCTCAAGCAGGCTCTCGGTCGTATTCACCGCACGGGAGCTAAAACTCCCGCGCTACAATACATCCTATTCGCTGCTAACTCGGTTGAAGAGGAAGTAAGCAAATCAGTCAAAACAAAACTTCGAAATATTGATTTGTTGAACGACGGTGATTTGACCACGCATAATTAGAACTTGACGATTACGTTTTTAGAGTCACAATCCACGGCACGCTGATGGATACGCAACACGCAAGATACAGCCCGAGCACTCTAAAGAGTCGGGAACTATGTCCGGGATATGAACCTAAACGGGACGGGGAGGTTCATATAGTGACACAACGTGGAACTGCTATGCATCACGCTTGTGAAATGAGCGACTTTGAAGATTTGAATGCCGACGAAACCAAACTCGTAATGAAATGTTTAGATTACATTGAACGTTTGCGAGCGGAGCTAGCTACCGATGCTTGACCTCAAAGAAATTAAGCTGGAGGTTTTTGATCAATGGGGTTTTGTTGATCGATTGATGATTCGTGGGGATAAGGCCCATCTTGTTGATTATAAATTTGGTTTTAATCCCGTGGACGATGCAGAGCATAACGCTCAAATGTGGGCTTATACTCTCGGTGTTTTTGATAAACACGATTATATTAAAGAAGTTACTGTACATATTTTACAGCCCCGTCTAGATCTTATCTTCACTCACACATTCACCCGTGAGGGTGACTACCAAAGAATACACAAACGAATAAAAGGAATCATTGACAAATGCAAAAATCACACCGAAGCCGACTATACGCCTGGAGATCAGTGCGTTTACTGCCACAAATTAGCAGACTGTCCAGCAGTCCACGGAGCCACCATGCAGATTGTTAAAGCTTATGACATGGCTCACGACGCACAGTTACCAGAACTATTTCAACCTAGCCAGTTGTCCACTCCTGAACGTAGGGCGCAAGCCCAGCGTATTGCAATGGTCATGGAGGCTTGGTGTTCCAGCGTTCGTAAACATAATTTAGAATTTGCTAAAGAGGGTGGTGAAATCCCGGGTTATGGATTGAAAGAAATTCAGGGCCGAAGGGAAATCAAAGACTCTGAGAAGGCTTGGGATTTGGTGAAGGGTAAACTTACTCCCGAGGAGTTTAGCTCCGCGTGCGAGATTAAGTTCACAGATTTGGCCGATCTAGTTGCGGCCAAGGCGCCTCGCGGTCAGAAGACCGTGGCGAAAGAACAACTGGAAGATGACCTCATCGCTGCTGAAGCAATGACGCGTGGTGAGCCATCTTATCAACTAAGAAAAAATAAAGAAATAAAAGAGATAAAACAAATAAAATGAAAACATCATTCAGTAAGAAAGATAAGGAAGCCGTAGAGGCAACCGAAGATAAAGCGTTGGTTGTGGCGGGGAGCAGGTCTCCTTCCATCACTAACCGTAACGCTGGGGTGGACGGAGAGGTTAAAGCTTCCGACTTCCTCATTCCGAGGATCAACCTTGTCGGCAAGACGGGTAACCTCAGTAATAACTTCCAACCAGGTTCCTTTGTGTTCAACAAAGAAATGGTTGTTGGTAGCAAGGACTCCGCAATGGAGGCCATCATCACCCACATCCAAAAGAAATACATTCAGGAAATCCCTTACGGGACGGATGTCATTCCGAAGATTTTTGCCTCACAAGCCGAGGTGGAAGCTGCGGGTGGAACTTTGGATATCTCAGAATCCGAAGATGTGGATCGGTATATTCCGTTCCTTGTCTTGACTCTTTTGGTTGCAGAGCCGAAAGATAAGAATCCGATCTTCTCGCTTGAAGGTCCGGATAAGAAAAACTACGCGCTGGCGCAGTACAACCTCACTAAGAGTGCGTATCGCGGAGCGGGTCGTCAGTTGCTGACCGACAGTCAGACCGTCCTTCGTGGCGGGTTGACCAAGGGTCGGTATCAAGTGAGCAGCAAGCTAAACACCAATACGATGGGTAGCTGGTTTACGCCCACGTTCAAGTTGGCTGGGACAAACAATGACGAATTCCAGGCTTGGGCTTCTAGCTTGATCTAAGTAGATGAAAAAGGGGAGACGTTCCGGCATGGTGCGACGCGAGAGGCGTCGACAGGTTAGGTGTGTCCTGCCGCGTGAAACACCGGACGTCCTCCGCCAAATGGTTAAGTTTTTTTCTGAACTGCTCGAATCAAAATTTCAAAATGTAACGCAAGTAAAGGGTGTATGGATCAAAACAAAATAGTTCCACCTTCAATTCATGAGGTGGCTTCGGAAGCCTTTACTACTGTCACTAAAATTATGGAAAAAGGTTCTGATAAGAGTTCATTTGGCGAGTGGTTTTATAAGGACTCTCGTCGCTATAATTCCGATAGAGCAATTAGCCATATTTGTAGAGCTATGATGCAGATTGATGGTAATAGACAAGACCCGGATTTAGGGGGAGAGACATCTATCGATCACTTAGAACGAGCCTTAGTAAGGGCGGCCTTTCTATTGTTTAAATGCAAAAGGGGGAAAATAGAATGATCGATTCATTTTTGTTATGGGTATTTGTTTGGATTAGTAAGCGTTGGTTTAACTCCGTTGTTTTTGGAACTGATCCAGAAACAG